TGTTTCGTCTTTTGCTCTATCAATAGCTGGGTATAAACTGTTTAATCTAGCTTCAATAGCTTTAAATGCTTCAATACGTTGATTTTGGAACTCTATTCTTTTAGGATCCGCCTCGTTGATTCTAGTCTTTAATTTATACTTATACATACCTATAAATATTATTCTTTTCCCCAGAGGTATTTAGTATCTATTGCTTTAGATTGAGCAGCTAATTTTTTACTATTAACCGGTTTAAAACCAAATGCTTTAGTATAGTAATTATTTTTTACACCAGTAGCTCCTGCTTTTGGGCCTTTACCTAAAGAAGCACCAGGACTAGTTTCACCTAGTTTTTTCATTTTAGGAGCTAATCTAAATGCGAATGGTGTAGCATATTGTCCACCAGTTCCAGGTGAAAATGAGCCTGCACTTGCTCCACCACCAGTACCCGACATTTCAAACATACCCTTAATCTTTTGATATTCTGAAGGATATTTGTTACGCATATGAGTTCTAAGAGTATTTCTTAAAACTCTAAATTGGTTATATATTTCTCCAAATTTAGGATCATTTATTACCTGGGGATCAGTAGCAATTGCTCTAAGAGTTTCTAAAGCACGGTTAATGTCTGATAAAAGAATTTCAAAATCAGGAACGTATGTTACGTCTGATTCGTTTTCTTCGCCTCCAGGGGTAGGGGTAAGAATAAATTTTCTACCTCTAACTATTTCCCGAATTTTATTAAATAGAGGATCCATTGGCTGCTTTAAGTTCTTCTACGAGTTCGCAGTATTGGAGTAAGTCAACTATATTTTCGTTTTTGATAGGTTGATTTTTTTCTATCTCAACGATAAGGGGTAGTACCTCGTGTAATTTAATTTGTACAGCTTTATCTATAATGTTTTTACTAATATCAGCCAATTCTTCTTTTAATTGATGGATTCTGTTATTGTAAAATGTTCTTAGCTTTGGGGTTGAATCAACTGAGGTGATAAATTCTTTAAGTACCTCTTTTTGTGACTCGTATAAATCTGAATATTTACCGTTGAATTTCTCTAATAGGATTTTATAAGTAAGCATTCTTATGTCCTTATCGTATGTTTGAAATTCTTGTAGAACTTCATCTTTTACTTTTTCTTGACTAACTGGACCTAATGTAAGGTGTTCTAGAATTGTATACTTGTTAGATACAATCTGATCAGTGCTAATTAGCTCAGATGATTGTTGTGCTTCAGTTAATGTATAAAAAGCAGCTTGTGTTTTATAGTTAGGAAGTTTTGTTTTAAAAAACTCATCTAAATTATAGTGCTTTTTAATCTCGTTAATAAGATTATATTTTTCTCTTTTAAGAGTTTTTCTATTAAGCTTATTAGCAGATTCTAATAGGGTTTGAATAAGTAGATTTGAACGAGTCTCGTTTAACTTTTTACTTTTAGTTAATGTCTCGTATAACTTAAGTTCTTTACCTAATTCGCTTTTTACGAAAAATTTCTTAATAATATTTAACGCGGGAGATTGACCACCGTTAAGGGTGTCTGCTGTTACTTGGCGTACCAGCAATTCAAATAGAATACCCGTATTTTTATATTTTGAATGTTTAATATTCATTCCTATTAGGATTTATTATAAATATATTAAGATATTTAGTCAGTCAAATTAGACTCATCTAATAGCGATTCTTTAGCTTTATCGCTTTCAAATACTAACTTCTTATGAAGACCCTCTAATAAGGTTTTATTTTTAGATAATTCGATTTTAGTAGTCTCTAATGCTAGAGGTGAACCACCTTTAAATTGAGTTCTACCTGTACTTTCTTGATCGTCTTTTTTCATATCTTTTCTACCTAAACGATCTCTACCTAATGGATTATCCTGAGTGTCTATATTAGATGCTTTTTCTTTAGGGCGACCTAATTCAGCTTTCTCATCATATCCATCAGGTAATGAATTATCAGCGTATCTTTCTCTACCATATAAGGAAGCTAGATCGTGTGGGGTGCCATATGAGCGTCCTGTTTCAATCGGGTCATTACCTTCTTCAGCTATTTGTTGGTTACGGAATGCACGTTTTTGGTCTTGGATAATCAAATCTCGGTATTCATCGTATTGGTCCTGGCTGAACTGGAATACGTTATCGTAAATCCAATCAGATGGGATGATTTTAGTTTCTAGCATGCTTTTAGCTAGTTCTACTTTTTCTTTTAATAATGCAACTTTTTCTTGTTCTGCAATAATAGATGGAGTAGTTAACTTAAGTTCGAAGTTTGTTAAACTTTCACCATCATACCCTTGTGTGTATAAGTGTACTAAAGCAATTTTGTAAAGCTCAGATAATAAAATTCTTTGAATACGATCAATTGTACGAGCAAAACGAATATCTTCGGCGGCTAATGTAGCTTTACCAGTTAAGTCTTTTTCGTAACCCATAAACGCTTTAGGTACCTTAAGAGCAGCAAATAACTTGTCTCTTAAGTAAGCAACGTCTTCAATACCATTATATTCTAGACCTTTTGTAGTATCAATCTTAGTTGCAGTATCATTTCCTCTTACTGGGATATAGAAATCCTCAAGTAGATTCTGCATGTTGTATTTTAAGTTATATTCACCTGTTTTCTCATCCATCAATGGAGTTTTCTTCATTGTGTTGATAGTTTTCTGCATAAATGCTTCAACTTCAGCAGGTGGAATATTACCTACGTTAATGTAGAAAATACGTTTTTCTGGAGCGCGGGCAATACGGTGGATAAGCATCGCATCCTCCATCAACACATATTGCTTAAATAAGCGACGTCCTGGCTCAAGATATGAACGACCATAAGGAAGATAGTTAACATCTGTTAATAAACGGAAGTGAGCTATCTCGTAGTTATCAAATACGATCTGATTGTCTAGGGGTTTTGTATTTGGTGTCTGGTAATAACCTGAACCACCAGTATAGTATCCATCAGGAGAGTAAAGAAATTGTACTTTAGCTGGGTTTTCCATATCAAAGTTTTCGCGTCTTTGAATATGATATGCTGTATAAGGGATTACATTATAAACACCAAATTTTTCTGCAATTTCTAATTTTAAGAAAAAGTCACCATACTTACACATTTGGCGAGTCCAAGACCAAAGGTTAAACTCAATGTTAAGTACATCATAAAATAGGTTGTAAAGAATTTTCTGAATATCGTCATTGCTACTTCTAATTTGAAGTACTTCACCCATATCATTCTTTAAAGTACATTCATCCGAAATGATATCAAGAGCAGAAGCTACAATAGCGTCTGTATCCATTGTATCATAGTCACTATATAAATAAGTTCTAAGATACTGGTATTGTAGATTAAATTGGGATCCTAAAAGAGATGTAGAAGCAGGGTTGGTATAAATTTTTCCAAATCTATCTACTAATGAGTTAGTTTGAAATTCACCACTAGTTTGAATGTGATCAGTGTCAACTACTTTAAGTTGACTTCCCCCCTCATTTCTGATGATTACATCAGTTGAGAAGAGTCTTCTTAATCTTGAAAATATACTAGTATCAGCCATTGCTTATTTTATTATCATAAATATCAAAGAAGCCAACGGAGATCTTCCTGTTGGTTTCCTATTTTTTGTGTATAAGGATTTTGAACAGCATTACCTGAATATACTCCTCCTTGTGTTTTTGTCATACTACCTAAAGCGGCTCTAGTCATGTCTAAACCTTGTTGTTGGAATTTAAGTGAAGTATCTCTTAAAAGCATACCAATACCAAACGACATTACTAAATCATCGTTGTATCCACCTTGTGCTTCTGGACGTCCGTTTTTCCAAATGAATACTTTCATTTCTTCTAGTAAACGTTTTGATTGGATTGTTACAGAATGGTCACCAACGTATTCTCTAAATTTGTTTACCACTAAAGGTCTGGTTTTTAAAGACATTGTAAAACCAGGAGTTAAATTGTTGCCGTATTCATATCGGTTAAAATACGAATCAGCTGTTACTAAGTCACTCTTAGGTGACTGGTAGAAGTTCTGATAGCCGCGTTCTATAACAGTTTCAATAGTTGCCCAACCTACTGATGCATTTTCTATCACTAGTAGAGCATTGTTGTATTCAGAGGCTAAACCTACAAGAAAATGTCCAAATTCTTTTGGTGATAATTGTCCTTTATATTCAGCAACTTGTGTATTGGTTTCAATATCCATTACGTGACACGCTGAAAAGTCTCTACCATCACCTCTAGCTACGTCAGCTACTACCATGTAATCTCGCGTGTAAGAGGCAGGTTCCCATACCCATAGGTTTTTGTCTGCTCCGCGTCTTTCAACCGGTTCTTTAATGGTAGTTTGCGATATAAATTCGATCCACTCTGGGTAAAATACTGTTTCACCTGAGGTGCTAAAGTCACAGTCACATTCCTGTGCTGCCATTCTAGGATCACCTAAAAGTTCATTTTGTTTCTTTCTCCACGCTTCGTCCCTCTCCGGGTGTACATACCAAGGTAACTTGATAGGTAAAAAGTCGTTCTCCTGTGCTTCCGCTCTTACCCATGTCTGGTGAAACCAGTTTCCAGTTCCATAAGGGGTTGAAAGTACTATTGCTCCACCACCCGTGGCAAGTGTTTGTTG